CGAGGGTGGGTTTTCGGTTGACTTCTCGCGTGAAGCGTCACTGCAAATGGACAGCGCCCCGGACAACCCGACGACTGCGAGTACGGTGTTGGTCTCCCTCTGGCAGCGCAATCTCGTCGGCTTCCTGGCAGAACGCACGATCAGCTGGGCGCGTCGTCGCAATAACTCGGTTCAAGTCCTGTCGGGCGTGAACTGGGGCGGCCAACCGGAGTCGTGACGCATGAGGCGGGCTGTAATGGCCCGCCTTCCACCCCCATGGACGTGATCTATCCCTACAAGACTCACCGTGACGGGTTCGAGTTGAGGCACTCCCTTCGGTCTCTGGCCTATGCCGATCATGATCGGGTGATTGTCGCCGGGGATGTACCTGATTGGCATTCAAATGCGCTTGTTTGCGTTCCAGTCGCCAGGGTTGCCAACCGCTTCCAGTCGTCCACGGCAAACATTCTGGCCGCAGCGCAGGAAAGCGGTGCTGATCGCGTCATGGTCATGCACGATGACATATTTCTGCTTCGGGGCCTCGAATACCGCCACGAAAACCGGGGCAGCATCGCGGAATATCTGTCGTCAGGATGCTGCGGCGGCGAATATCGCAAACACGTCATTGCCACCAGGGACATCCTGGCAGCGCATGGCGTATCGGACCCCATATGGTTCGGCCTTCATACGCCGACGATCTACGACCGGCGCAAGTTGATCGATGTGATCCGTGAGTTTTCAGATCGGCCATGTCTGCTGCGGACGGTTTACCACAACCTGCATCCTGAGCTGAGCCAACGGCGCGACGACGTGAAGCTTTATAGCTGGTCGGGATCGCTTCCTGCCGATGATTACCTATCGGTCTCGGACAGCTGCGCGCTACTGCCGCGGTTTCGTGCCTGGCTTGCAGCGCGGTTTCCTGACCCTTCGCCTTATGAGAGGGCACCATGAAAAAGAACAGCAGCTACATGACGCGCGCGATGACGCACCGCGATCCGCGGTTTGCTCGCATCCTGGGCCGTCTCGGCTATGAAGGCCGCGCGCTGGCGGCGGAAGAACCGAAGCCGGATGAGCTGGCTATCCTGCGCGAACAATATCAGGCAGCCCTCGGCAAGCGCCCGTTCATGGGCTGGGATGCCGACAGGCTTCGCTTGAAGATCGCTGAGGCGCAAGAATCGTGATCGGCTTCGCGCGGGCTATCCAGTTCATCGGGTCGGATGGCCCTGCACCTGGTCCGGTTTCGCGCGTGACGGTTCCGGTCGCTGACGGTCTGGGCTTTTCGGCCCACAGCTTCCTGTATCAGGCCGTCGCGCCGTCGCCCTATGGCGCGCTTGGCGACTATTGGACCGGCGACATCGCCATCAACTATTCCGGCTTCTCGTCGCTAAAAGAGCGGTGGGATAGCAACGGCGTTGACCGAACGGCCGACTACGACGGGGCGCTGATCCTGACCGAGATCGGGGATCTGGAAACCGGCCTAGCCGATCCCGCCAGCCCGCAGGGCATCGAGACGCTGCAATATCTGTTCTGGTTCGTCCTGACGGCGCAGGCCAAGGGCTGCAAGCTGGTCGGCATCTACATTCCGCATAGCCCCGAGGGGGTCAATATCGACGCCGACGCGCTGGCGAAGGTGCAGTACTGGCTCAGCTGGCTGCGCGCCCGGCCCGAGATCACGATCCCGGTCTATGCCATTCCGGCGCCGGTCATGGTCAGGGCGATGGTCGAGCGCTACGCCCCGGCCAGCATTTTCATTGACGGATTGCACCTCCGCGATGTGTCTGTCGCGCCGCCGAACCAGATGAACAATGCCATGGGCCAGATGGTGCGCATGTTCCTGACGGGGCAGCGGCCGGCCAACGATCCCGGCTGGAATTCCGATCTGGTTAGTCTGGTCGATACTGCTTGGGGCATCCTGGAAGCATACGAGATGACCGGGTTCGGCGGCAGCACCGTCATCGCCCCATATCCAGTGGCGGCTGACCCGCTGCCCGATCCGCTTGAGGTGCCGTGATGTGGCCTTTCCGTCGTAAAGAGAAGGCGCTGCACAACGTCCCGTCTCGGGGCGGGTGGCACATACTGGAATCGTTTCCCGGAGCTTGGCAAAGGAATGTGGAAGTTAACAAGGAATCGGTCCTTGCCTTCCATGCGGTGTTTGCCTGCATGACCCTTATCGCGCGCGATATTGCCCAGCTGCGGGTTAAGCTGGTGCAGAAGGATGCCGGCGGGATTTGGACTGAGGTGGCGAACCCGGCCTATTCCCCTGTGCTTCGCAAGCCCAATGCCTATCAGACGCGCATCCAGTTCTGGGAAAGCTGGATCCTGTCCAAGCTCTCTTGGGGGAACACCTACGTCCTCAAGGTTCGGGACGGTCGCGGCGTCGTGGTGCAGATGCACATCCTGGACCCGGCGCGGGTCAGGCCGCTGATTTCGGATGGCGGGGAAGTGTTTTACGAGATCGACCCTGACAACCTGTCCGCCGGTAGCGAGAGTATCACTGTTCCGGCGCGGGAAATCATTCATGATCGGTTCAATACGCTGTTTCACCCGCTGGTGGGCCTCTCTCCTATCTTCGCAAATGGTCTGGCTGCCACGCAGGGTCTGAACATCCAGAACAACAGCGCGTCGTTCTTCGGCAACCGATCGGTCCCTGGCGGCATCCTGACCGCCCCGGGTGCGATCTCCGACGAGACGGCCGCGCGCCTCAAGGAAACCTGGGAAGAACGCTATTCGGGCCGCGGAGGCGGTAAGATTGCCGTGTTGGGCGATGGGCTCAAGTTTGAGGCGTTGGCGATGAAGTCAACCGACGCGCAGATGATCGAGCAGCTGAAATGGACTGCGGAGGTGGTGTGCAGCACCTTCCACGTGCCGCCCTACAAAATCGGCATCGGCCAGATGCCGACCTATAACAACATCCAGGCCTTGAACGTCGAGTATTACAGCCAGTGCCTGCAATCGCTGATCGAGGACGCGGAAATCTGCCTTGATGAAGGGCTTAGCATGTCCGAAGGCATCGGCACCGAATTCGATCTGGACGGCCTGCTGCGCATGGATTCAGTGACACAGATGGAAGTGATGGACAAGGCCAAGGGCATCTTTTCGCCCAACGAGATGCGCCGCCGCTTCGACCTCGCACCGAAAGGCGGCGGCGACAGCGTTTTCCTGCAAGAGCAGAACTACAGCCTTGAGGCTTTGGCGAAGCGGGACGCAAAGGCTGACCCGTGGGGATCGGAGCCGAAGGCAGAGGACACCAGCGCAGACGATGAGGCGGACAGCGCCCGCGCCGCTGCCGAGGAACGCGCCTTCGTGGCGGAAACGCTGCTTGCTATGCGCAAGAGCTTGGAGGCCGCATGATTGACCCGCAAAAGTTCGGCGCGGATCTTGCCGATATCGTTAAGGCCGCTACTGCGCCGCTCCTGGCCCGGATCGAGGCGCTTGAGGCGCAGGTGAAGGCCGTAGGGGGGCAACCTATCAGCATAAGCGTTGAACAACTTTCGACCCAGATCGAGACGGTAGAAGACCGCATGAAGGCCCATGTCGATGAGGCCATGCAGAAGGCTTTGGATGCCATCCCCGCGCCCGTGGAGCCAGCCGCTGTGCCTGAACTGCCCGACATCGCGGCGCTGGTTTCCGATGCCGTCGCGGCGATCCCGGCTCCGCTGGATGGCAAGGACGGCACTAGTGTTTCGGTGGATGATGTTCTGCCTACGCTTGAGAAGCGGGTGGATGACTTCCTTGCGGCGATCCCGAGGCCCAAGGATGGTGAGCCCGGCCGCGACGGTCTGGACGTGAAAGACCTGTTCCGCGCCGATGGCGGGCGATTGGTCGCGGTCATGAGCGACGGCACGACGAAGGATCTAGGCGCGTTCGTCGGCAAGGACGGTGATCCCGGTCGTGACGGCGTGGATGGTAAAGACGGGGCGGCTGGCCTCGGCTTCGAGGATATGGAATTCGTGACCGACGACCACGGCCGCGCCTTCGCGAAGTTCCAGCGAGGCGACGTGGTGAAATCTATTCGTCTGCCGGGCATCGTGGATCGTGGCCCATACAAGACGGGCGAGGACTACGAGAAGGGCGACGCGGTGACCTACGGGGGCTCGCTCTGGATCGCGCAGGAGGCCACCTCCGACAAGCCGGATGGCAGCAAGGCGTGGCGGCTCAGCGTGAAAAAGGGCCGAGACGCGAGGGGGGCGTGATGGTGCAGCTTGTGACCCTGACCGAAGTGCAGAACGCGCTACGCATCGATGGCGACGATGAGGACCCCGCTCTGGTGTTTCTGATCGAATCCGCCAGTGAGGCTGTGATTGCTTACCTCAAGGCTGGGGCTGCGTTCTTCATTGCGGATGGAGATCTGATTCCTGATGCTGTCGTGCCTGACCGCGTGAAGGCGGCGACGATCTACTGGATTGGCGTCATGCGCCGGAACCCGGACAACGACACCGAAGGAGCCTATTCGTTCGGCTTCCCGCCGCTTCCCGTGGTGGCCTTGCTGCATCAGATGCGGGATCCGGCCCTTGCTTAGGTCGTATCGCCCGATGACGGCGGGCCAGCTGACCAAGCGCGCCACGCTCCTGGAGCCTATCGAGGCTGTGGACGATGACGGGCAGGTCGTGCAATCGTGGGCGGATCGCGGCACGGTCTGGTGCAACTGGACGCCGCGCCGGGGTGGCGAGTCCGTCATGCAGGCACGGCTGGAAAGCCGCAACCCGGCGATCATCACCGTGCGGGCCTCGGCGCTGACGCGGCGGATCACCAGCGAATGGGTAGCGCGGATCGACGGGCGCGAATTTGATGTGAAAGAGGCCCCGACCGAAACGCCGGATCGGGCCTATCTGGAATTTCTGGCCATGACGCGGGGTGCGAGATGAGAGCCGGCCGCATCCTGCGCCAGATCGTCATTGCCCGCCTGCGCGACCAGATCCCCGGCGTCCCGGTGGTGGACAAGCCGACGCAAAAGACGCCGATGCCCTATATCGTGCTCGGGCCGTCCTATTGGGTCAGCGCCGACGCGGAATGCATCGAAGCGCGCGAGGTGACGCTGCAAATCGACGCCTATGACGAGGCTACGAACAAGGGCAGGCTAGAGGATCTGACCGACGACATTGCCACCGCCCTGCGCGGCTGGGCTGATGAAGTGGCGTTGACCATGGGGCTGCTGCGTGTGTCGATGGTGCGCGTGATGGATGATCCCGACGGCGCGTCGGTCCACGGCGTCATCCAGGTGGAAGGGGTGGTTGAAGCGGATGGCAACGCTTAGCCCCAGAATCGTCGCCAAGCTCAAGCAGATTCCTGACGTTGCGGTCGATGCCGCGCGGCTGGCGATGGAAGAAGGCGCGCAGGAAATCGTGGAGGCGATGCGCGCGGCGGCCCCAAAGGGCGCGACAGGCAAGCTGCGCGATAGCATCGGCTGGACTTGGGGCGATTTGCCCCCCGGCACGTTTATGATCGATGAAATCCGCAGCGGTCGGAACCAAGGCGACCAATACGCCACCATGCGCGTCAGGATCTACGCCGGGGCTGGCGAAGGCTTTTACGCGCGGTTCCATGAGTTCGGGACCAAGGACGGCAAGACCCCGGCGCGACCTTTTTTCTACCCGACATGGAAGGCCAAGAAGGCGGCATTCCGCAAGACCATCCGCGCTCGCGTCCGCGCTGCAATCAAGGAGGCATGGGCCAATGGCTAAGGCCGTTTTCCATCGACGCTTTGACGCGACCGATACCAAGAAAGGCGTGTCCATCCGCATCGAGCCGATGGGCAAGCCGCAATCCTTTCCCAATTGGGTGATCGCCAAGGCCGAAGCGGCCGGGGCGGCGACCCGCTATGTCAACACCCAGCCGGCCGCGACCGGCACGACAAAGGAAGAATGAGATGGCAATTCCGAGCCTTCAATACCGCAAGGATCTGGTCGTCATGGTGGCTTGGAATGAAGCTACTCCGGCGGTTTTCAGCAATTGGTGCGGGGCGACCAGCATCAGCCTTACCGTGACCAACGCCACGAGCGAACAGACCGTGGCGGATTGCGATGATTGGTCCCTGCCGGCGCAGATCATCAAAGCGTATGGCGCGCAGTCGATTACCGCATCTGTGGCGGCGAGCTTGACGAAAGCGGGCCGCGACCAACTGCTCCGCGCCGCACTGGATCAGCGCGAGTTGCCGATCCGGTTCCACCTCATCGACGCCGACGCGGGAGAGATCGAGTATATCGACGGGGTTGCGCTGCTGCCGAGCCTGAACATCGACAACATCGGATCGACCGATGACAATGCGGTGATCACCTACACGCTGAACATTGACTTCAAGAACGGCGTTGAACTGACCGAGGCGCTGTAATGCAGTCGGTCGTTATCCACTGGCCGGGCGGGGAGCATCCTTTCCGCCTCGGTCTGGCCGAGCTTGAGACGATCCAGCAAAAAACCGACTGCGGGCCGGAATACCTGCTGCACCGGATCAATGCCGGGCAGTGGCATGTCGGCGATCTAATGGAGGTGCTGCGCAACGGCCTTATCGGCGGCGGGATGAAGCATGTCGATGCGCTTAAGTTGGTGCGCAACACCTTCGAAAACCACCCTGCGATCCTGTTCAAGGTGCCCGCGCAAGCGGTGATGGCGGCGTTTCTATTCGGCCCGCCGGACGATCAGCCGGGGGAGGATTTGCCGGCGGGCGATCAGACGCAGAGCGGCTTGAACGCGGACGGTGGAAGTTCAGCACATACTACGGGCTAGGCGCGGTAATGGGCATGGCGCCCGACGCCGTGGGACGCATGACGCCATGGCAGTTTATGGCCTGCCTCGATGCCTATGGCCGCGCCAACGGTTGGCATAAATCGGCAGGCAGGGGCATGAGCCTGGATCGCCTGCGCGAACTTGGGATTGAGTGATGGCCGAACCTGATCTTATCATCTCTGCGGGCTTTTCGGACGCGCAGTTGGTCAAAGAGGCCAATCGCATCGTAGCGATGTATGCCAAGAAGGGCGAGGAAGCCCAGAAGGCGTTTCAGGATGCTCAAGGTCGGGTGACGAATACCCAGGCTGCAAAAGCACATGTCAAGGATCTTGACCGGCTGGCCCGAGCTTATGATCCTGTCTATCGCGCAGCGAAGGAATACGAGGCGGAGGTCGCACGGCTGGACCGCGCTTTAGCAGTTGGGGCTGTGACACACGAGCGATACGCCGACCTGGTGCAGCAGGCAGCCGCAAAGCAGGCAGCCGCAGTTGATTTGGCATCTGGCGCGACAGAACGTGCGGCCAGTGCTGCGCGTGCGGCAGAGAAGATTGCGCGCGAGTCTGCCTCCGCTGATGAGGCGGCCGCCGTAGCAGCTCAGCGCCTGGCTGTGGAAAAGGAACAGCTACGACTGAAGTTAGACCCGCTATATGCCGCATCCAAGCGTTACGAGACGGCGCTGATGGATCTGGATCGCGCGCTTGAATTAGGATCGCTGTCAGCACAGCAACACGGCGCGGCCATGGAAAAGCTGAACGCCGACTATGCCCGGACTGCCGTCGTTGCTGATCAATCCGCCGCAGAGCAAGCGCGCGCGCAGATGGAAGCGACCGAAGCCGCAGAGCGGCTCGCTGCCGAGATGGACAGGCTCAAGACAAAATATGATCCAGTCTATGCTGCATCGAAACGATATGAGGCCTCGCTGATCGAGTTGGACCGCGCTCTTGACAAGGGGGCGCTATCAGCGAAACAGCATGAAATCGCACTGGAGAAATTGAACGCCGAGTATGCAAGGACTGCGGTTTCGGCGGGATCGTCAGGCAGTAAGATTGAAGCTGCGGCAGATAAGTCACAGGCTGCAGTCTCACGCTCGTCCGGTTCCTTGAAAGGGCAGATTCAGAACACCTCATTCCAAATTCAGGACTTTGCAGTGCAAGTAGCTTCCGGCACGTCTGCCAGCACAGCGCTGGCGCAGCAGCTTCCGCAGCTGCTTGGCGGCCTTGGCGCGCTTGGGGCGGTGATCGGCGCGGTTGTCGCGGTCGGGGTTCCGTTGGCGGCGGCCTTTCTGGGCGCAGGCGACGCCGCCAAGGAACTGGCCGACAGCATCGACAAGTTGGAAAAGGCGCAAGCGGCCTATGACGCGGCCGCGAAGGATTCGGCCGCCACGGCGGCAGATCTGGCCGGGAAGTTCGGCGCGGCGACGGCGCAGGCACAGGATCTCTTCGACCGGATTGCGCGCCTGCAATACCTCGATGCCGTTGATGCGGTTGGAGCGGCCATCACCAAGCTGTCTGCAAATTTTGGGGACTTGCAGGGCTATCTCAACGTCATCGACAGCGAGATCGCGCAATTCGGCTCGGCAAGCCCGGTCACGCTCGAAAACGTTACGGCGCAGATCAAAGAGGATTTTGGCCTGACTGTCGATCAGGCGCGGGAGTTTGTCCGGTTGCTGTCGGATGCGCAGGCGGCCCAGAGCATTCAGGACAAGGCTGCTAGGCTTAACGAGATCGCCATCTATCTTGACAATGCGGTGCGCAGCACGGGCGATGCAAATTCGGAAATGCGCGCATTGGCACGTAGCGCTGCCGAGGGCGCGGTGCATAGCTATGAACTCGCGAAAAGCGCTGACCAGAGTAAAGACGCGCTCGTTCGCGCATCCGACGCGGCCAGCACGGTCGCGGCCTCCGTGGCAGGCATTGATTTCAGCAATGCCGTCGCGGGCGCCAATCAACTGGTGGCTGCGTTGCAAGCGGGTATGGCGGCCATTGCCTCGCTGGAAGGTCAACAGGCCATGGCGACAAAGCGGGCGCAGATCGCGCGAGACTATGCCGGCGACAAGGTGGGTGCGGCTGGTGCGCTGGGGGCTGTTGATTTCAACGCGACGCTGGACGCGGCTAATCCGTATCAAGGCCCATTGACCCGTGAAATGCAGGCCGACATTGACGCCCGCCGCGATGCCTATGTCGAGGGCGAGAAGGAACTGGCCCGCATTCAGGAAGAAACGCAGGCGCGGCTCAAGGCAATTGCGGATTCCAGCAAGGGGGGCGGGGGTGGCGGCGGGCGCAAGAAGTCCGGCGGCGGCGCCAGGGCCACCAAGGAGCCGGTCAACATCCTCGAAAGCGCTGACCGCGAAATCCAGCAACTAGAACGGCAGATCGAATTGCTGGGCAAGTCCAATCAGGAGGTCGCAGTAGCAGAGGCCCGCTGGGCCATGCTCGACGCTGCGAAAAAGGCCGGCATCCCGGTTAATGACACGCTGAACGCGCAGATCGACGCGCAGGCCGAGCAGGTGGGCAAGCTGACGGCGCAGCTTGAGCAGGCCGAGATTACGCAAGAGCAGTTTTCTTCCGGTATAGATGCGATTGTAGATTCGCTATTTAACGCTGGGAAGGAGGGAGAGAACTTCGCAGACCGGCTGAAACGTGCGCTTGTCGATGCCGGTTTGCAGTCTGCAATATCCGACCTGAAAAATAGCCTTAACAGCCTCTTTTCGGCTGGCAGCGGCGGTGGGTTCTTGGGCAGCATCCTCGGGGCGGCGCTCGGCGGGACCAAGGCGGCGGTCCCAAGCTACGAGGGCGGTGGCTTCACGGGCTACGGCGGGCGGTCTGGCGGCATTGACGGGCGCGGCGGTGAGTTGGCGATCCTGCATCCGAACGAAACGGTGCTGGATCACACGCGGGGACAGGCCGCGAGTGGTGGCGTGGTCGATGTGCGGGTCACGATGGACCAAAACGGCAATTTACAGGCCTATGTTGAGCGGGTCAGCGGCCGGGCTGCGGCAAACATGGGGCAGCAGGTCCTGGCGCAGGTGCCAGCCACCATGCGTAGCCATCAGATGCGGAGGGGCTGATGCAGGTCACGTTCCCGCACCGTCTGCTGCGGCAGGCTTCGCAATTCTGGCTGGAAGGCATGTCGCTGGACGCGCAGCAGAGCATCAGCGGGGCCGAGACGGTCACGCCGACCATGCGCGGGCGTTGGATGGCGTCCTGCCAGTTCGTTCTCCGGGGCGAGGCAGCCACGCTGGAATGGCAAGCGTTCCTGGCGCAGATGGAGGGCCGAGTAGGCACCACCTTGGTCCCGGCGCACTACCGCTGGCGCCCTCGTGATCGCGACGGGCATCCTCTCGCCTTCTGCGATGTCGCAGACCTGGCCGACGCCCAGACCTGGGAGCATTTCGGGTTCGATAACACCGACATCCGCCGCGTGTCAGTGGCCGCTTCCGCGCCGTTGCGCGCCACGCAGATCGACGTGACGCTGGGCGATACGACCGGGTTGCGGCCGGGGCAGAAGCTCAGCATCGGCGAGCGCTTGTATCGGGTGCAGGCGCATTGGCAGCCGAACGATACGGTCCACCGCTTGATGATCCAGCCGCCCTTGCGCCAGGCGGTGGCGGCAGGGACGCGGGTGGAAATCGAAAAGCCGGTCTGCCGAATGCGGATGATGACCGAGACAGAAGGGCTGTTCGACCAGTCGCTTGCTGTGCTGCCGAGCGTGACCGTGAATTTCCAGGAGGCTATCTGATGGGCGCGCGAGAAGACCTGCTTGCCATCCCGGATGATGTGCTTCGCTCGGGTCGGATCGGGCAGGCGGTGCTGGTGCATATGGATTTCCGCGACAGTCCCAAGCGCTGGTGGACTGGGTTCGGCGACCTCGACGTGAACGGCCATGTCTGGCAGGGCCTGGGCGACCTGATCACCATCAGCCCGATCAGCAGCAGCTATCAGGTATCGGCCGAGCAAGTGACGTTCGAGGTCGCGGCCACGCCGGAGATGCTGGCGCTGGCGCTGGCAGCCAAGGACCGGGTGCGGGACCGGGCGGTGACGGTCTTTCTGCAACTGTTCGCCATGGAAGATGCGGAGGGCGCAGAACGGGGACAGCCCATCGGATCACCCATGGCTCTTTATAGCGGGACCATGACCAAGATGCCGTGGGCCAAGGTCGGCCCCACGCAACGCAGTATCCGCATCGAATCCGAAGGCATGTTTTTCCGGCGCAATGCCGCCCCGCGCGGCCGCTGGACGGATAGTGACCAGAAAGCGCGCTACCCGGGGGACAGGGGCTTCGAGCGGTTGCCGCTCTATGTCCAATACGAGACCAGGTGGCGCGGGTGATCCGGCTGGCCGTTGAGGCGGACGTGATGCGCGTCGTGGATATGGTCGAGGACCTGCGCGCAGCGGTCGATGGCCTAATGCCCGTCAGCCGGCCTTGGACGGCGGCGATGGTGGCGCAGCTGATCCAGAGCCCGGAAGCCATCGTGCTGGTCAGCGAGGGCGGTTTCATCGCCGGGTCCATGCAGCCGACGATAATCAACCCGGCGCGATGCGCGATGGAGCACGGCTGGTTCGCGCGGGATCGGTCGGGAATGCGGTTGCTGCGGGCTTTCGAGCGGTGGGCTGTAGATCAAGGTGCGGTGATGGTCAAAATGTCCACGGGCGCGGTCGGCCCGGATCTAGGGCGGCTTGGCTACACGATGACCGAACAGAATTGGGTCAAACGGATCTGACATGGTAGTTTTTTCAGCGATCATCGCCATGCTTCCGGCCGGTGCGGCATGGGGGTCCGTCACGGTGTTTGGCCTGTCCCCGGCCGTGTCGGCAGCCATTATCGCCGTTGGTCGTTCGGCGCTGTGGTCGCTTGCCGGTGCGGCGTTGAACAAGCCGAACATTCCGCGCCAGCAGGTGCAGGCCACGCTCAGCCAGACCGACGCCCCGCGTATCCGCGCCTATGGGCGCAACCTTCTGGGCGGCCAGCGGGTATTCTTCGAGGCGGCCGAGGGCACGCTGTTCCAGATCGTCGTTTGCGCGCACGGCCAGGTGGACGGGCTGATCCGGTTCTGGTGGGACGGCGAGCCGGTCGAGACGGACCCGGATGGCTTCGTGCATCGCTACAAGCGCAATTATTTCCGCGACGGTTCAGGCGCGGGCGGCGACTATACCGGCATCCCGGCGCGCAACCTCGACCTGTTCCCGACGCTGTGGACGCCGGCGCATCGGTTGCAGGGGCAGGCTACGTTCCTGGCCATCTTCGGCGATCCGAGCGACGAGGATTTCGCCAAGGTGTTCCCCAAGGGCGCCTATACCGTGGTGCAAGCCGAGGTCCGGGGTTCGCGTGTCCGCAATATGGCTGACAACCTGGTCTATTCCGAAAATGCCGGCCTCTGCATCCGCGACCTGATGACCCATGTGGACGGCTGGAACATCCCGCTAGCCCGGCTCGACACGGCGTCCTGGCAGGGCTTCGTCAATCTTTGCGGTCAGGCCGTGCCGCTGGCGGCAGGCGGGACCGAGCCGCGCTATCGCCTTTGCGGCTTCTACTCGCTGGACGATGCGCTCAAGGACACCACGGCCCGAATGCTGGCGACCTGCGACGGGCAGATCTACGAGACGGCAGAGGGGCAGATCGGCATCCTCGGCGGGAAATGGTCAGAGCCTGATGTGACCATCACCGCCGACGACATCCTGTCGATAGAGATGACAGACGGATACGACCCGTTCACGGATTACAACGTCCTCAAGGGCAGCTTCGTCAGCCCCATGCATGCCTACCAATCGACCGAGGTTGCCGAATTGCGCGACGAGGTATCGCTTGCCACGCAGGAGGAACGGATCGAGCAGTTCGACAACGACATGGTGCCGTCGAACGGCCAGATGCAGCGGCTCATGAAGATCAAGTTCGCGAAGGACCACCGCGAATGGACCGGCACGATACGGACTAACTTGGTTGGCATGAAGGCCAGGTTTCCGAAGGGCGATGGCATCCATACCATTCGCATCATGGATGATGATCTGTCCGGCGTGTTCGAGGTCACGTCCCACAGCTTCGACATCCCAAGCGGGACCTGCGACATCGGCATTGCCAGCATTGCCAATCCCTACGGCTGGAACGCTGCGACCGAGGAAAAGCCGTTGCCGCCGACCGTGGATGAACTTGGCGTCCCCAGCCACACCGCACCGCCGCTCGATCCCGTGCTGGTGCAGGAGATCGTCAGCGTTTCCGGGGATGTGCGCGGGGTCAAGCTGGTGGTGACAGTCACCGAGCCCGACCGAGGCGATCTGGAACTGCGGGCGCAGATCGTGCAAGGCGCGCGCGCCGTCGATTATCCCGTGGGCTGGATTGACATGGCGGCGGCGGATTACAGGGCCGAATCCGGGGTGCTGGACGACGGGCAGACCTATACCGTCCGCGTCCGCTGGCGCGGCCGGGGCGCCTGGGAACTGGCCGGGGTCCAGACCGTGACCGCGAACCCGGTGCAGCCCGATCCGCCCACGTCGTTCTCAGCGGTTCGTGTCGGCGGTCAGACGGCGCTGGACTGGCGCAATGCTTCGACCAACTTTTTTCGCACGCAGGTCCTGCGGAATACGGTCAATAACAGCGCCACGGCGACCGTGATCCAGACGGTTGCCGGCGTGGCCGGTCAGGTGTCCGGCTATGACGATCCCATAACTGGCTCTGGTGTGCGCTGGTATTGGGCGCGCACCGTCAACCCATCCGGCGTGCCATCGGCCCTAGCTGGGCCGATCAGCGTCACGCTCTGACCTAACCGACAATCTGACAGACCAGCCCGCCATCGCGCGGGCATTTTGCATTGAGGTGCCCATGGCAAAGACCGCCGACGAGGTTTTCCGCGATTTTGTGCGCTACACAGGCGACGGATTGCCGAACGAGCCAATCAATGCTCCGTTGCCCTGGGGGGACGCGAGGTCCGGGGTGTGGAACCCGCCGAAGTTCGACATTCGCGATGCGTTCCGCGGGGTTTACGAGGCGCGCGACGAGGCCGAGCAGTGGGCAGAGGTTGCCCTGTCGGTTGCGGGCTCGGGCACGATCTATGCCACGCGCGCCGCCCTGGCTGCGGCGGTGACCGCCGGCACCTATCCCGATGGTGCGATCTGCTATGTCCAGGGCCGTCGCTACCGCGTCGATCCCATCGGCCCTGACCGCCTGGTGATGATCGACGGCGATTGGTCGGGGCGGTTGGATATGCTGCGGGCCAAAATGGCCGATGGCGCGGCGCTGCGGCTGGCGTGCTATGGCGACAGCACGACCGAGGGTCAGCAAACCACCGGCGCCCCGGCTCCGAACGCGACGGACGGCGGCGGCAATGCCACGGGCAATGCGGCCTATGTGGCGCCCAACGCATGGCCGGCCGTGGCGCAGACGATCCTGCGTCGCATGTATGGCAACAATGCCATCCAGTTCTGGAACGCGGGCTATGGCGGCAAGGAGATCCTGACGGGCTGGGCGCGCCGGAACTTCGCGGGGGCGATGGTCAACAAGTCGGCCTATGGCACCCCTGATGCGTGTTTCATCGCGTTCGGCGCGAACGACATCGTCAACGAAGCCTTTACGCCCGATCTGTTCCTGTCCGAGTTTTCGCTGCTGCTGAACCTGTGCGATTACTACGGCGTGGTCCCGATTATCGTCACCCCAGACCCGATGTCTTGGTATCCTCGGCAGGGCGGGAAGATCGCCAAGCTTGTTTCGGTTTTGGATCAAGTCTCGCAGCAATTCGGGATCGAGGTCATAGACTTCCACAATGCCCTGACGGATGTGTATTCGTCCTCGGGCACGAACCGCCTTTGGGTTCCGGACCAGCCCGACGCGATCCATTTCCAGGATAACGGCCATCGCGTGAAGGCCGCTTATGCTGCAGCTCGCATGTTTAGCAAGACGCTGTGGCTGGACGAGGTGGATAACCTCAACATCGCGCCATGGTCGAGATACGCGAACACGCAGGGCATCACCTACAACGTCTATGCCGAGGCGAATAACCGTTTCGGGGCCAGTGCGAACGTCCTGGCGAATACCTACACAGCGGGTCAAACCCTGATGGAGGTGTGGATCTGGACCAAATCGACGGCGATGGATGCCTACTGGCGTTCCGTGTCGGGGGATGGATATTTCCACCCATCGGCGTTGGGTTCGGCGCCTGAAATAGAGGTCGGCGAATACTTCACGGGGGCTGTCGTCGCGCTGAAAAGCCCGACCGCAGGCTCCGGCGTTCATTCGGTCGCTCAAGGCGGGCCTGACGCGGCTGACGTTCAAGGCCCCGAGCGACAATGCGTCTCGCGTGGTGTTTCTCGGATATTTCTGTATCCGCCAGAACCATATCCCCGTGACGAAGGCCACCTTCTGGGAAGGCGGGGGCACTGGCGGCGTTGTCCGCGACCCTGGCATTTTTGACGAGAGGTCCTTGCTTGTCGGCAGCGGCTTCACGCGGACAACCAGGTTGACGATTGACGTGGCGATGCCGGATGGCTCTGGCGTGATGCTCTATTCCGGTCGTGTCTTTGCCGATGGCTCGGGCGGCGCAAACCAGCGGCAAATGTCGATCCTGCTGTTCAGAAACGGTGCGAACGTCCAGCTTTGGGAAATCGCCTCGAACAATACCGGGGTTCTGGGCACCAACCAACTCGCGACTGCTGCATATACCTGGGACGAGCAGCGCAACGAGTTCACGATCCGCCTCGGGGTGAACGGGTCGAACCAATACTACATCCAGGTCACCCCGGCGACGTCTCCCAATTCCCCGCTGATCACGCTCACCAGAGCCAGGACCGAAGCGCCGTGGTGCCTCGGTGGGCATTTCGGCGGCTTTTACAAAGCCTACGGCGTGTCAGGCGCTGCCGGTCGTGCGCGCTGCACCGTCCTTGAATATGAGGTGAACTGATGGAGTTGGTGCGTCGGATCCGGCCACGCGGACCATCACTCTTACGGCAACCCCGGCGGAGACGGCGACGTGGCTCAGCTACGAGACCGGCCGCACCTCTGCCGCAAGTTTCGACGTGAAGTTGGTCCGGAACGGCGAGACCCTGACCGGGGCGGCGCTGGCCACGGCAGCTTATACCTGGAGCGAGACGAGCAACGAATTCATCCTGAACCTCGGCTGGAATGCCAGCAATGAGCAGGTGGTGCAGATCATCACGCCCGGGGCGCCGCTGGCGCCATTGCTGTCGGTTGCCCGCGCCCGGACGGCCGCGCCATTGCCGGCCGGGGGCCGACCTGGCGCTTTTTTTAAAAATTACGCGATTGCCGCAGCCGGCCGCGCGCGCGCAACGATCTACGACATCGACTACGCGGCTGCGTGACGTCCACTACCTCTACCTGACAGCCCCGCCCCGCGCGGGGCTTTTTGATGCGAGGCCACATGGCAACTATTCCCTATGTCGTCGGGGAGTCGGGGACGCTCGGCTTCCCGATCAACCAATACGACGGATCGCCCATGCCACTGGACGGCCTGGACCTGCGGCTGACCGTCTATTTGCCCGGCGCTGACCTGATTCTGCCCGGTAATGCCACATCGGGGGAGGTTGTCCCGCCCCTCGGCGGCGCGCCGATCATGCATCCAAGCATCGCGTCATTCGACGTGACCCCAGAAAATCTCCCTCTCTCCGCCAGGGTCTATCGCTGCGCGCTGCTGATCAATGACGGCAGCGGCTGGCGGACCATCGGCGATCACCTCATTGACGTTAGGAGGCCCTGATGCAGTCATATCCCGTTTGGCGCGGCCCTGCCGGCAATGGCATCACCTGGTCGACCCTGACCGGGAAGCCCAGCACGTTTCCGCCCTCGGTCCATGGGCATGCGATTGCCGAGATTGCCGGCCTGCCCGAGGCCCTGGCGGCTGCCGGCGGCTCGCCCAGCTGGGAGGCGGTGACGGGCAAGCCGACCACGTTTCCGCCCTCTGCGCACCAGCACCCCTGGTCTGACCTGACCGGCGTTCCGGCGACCTTCGCCCCGGCTGCACACACACACGCCTGGGCCGACATCACCGGCAAGCCCAGCACCTATGCCCCGGCCGCGCATGGTCATGCGATCGGTGACGTGACCGGGTTGCAGACGGCCCTCGATGGGAAGTCCGCGACAGCGCACACGCATGGATGGACGGAAATCACCGACCGCCCGTCCACGTTTCCGCCATCCGCGCACAGCCATGGCATCGCCGATGTCACCAGCCTGCAAACCGCTCTGGACGGCAAGGCCGCCGCGACCCATGGTCACGCCATCGCCGACGTGTCGGGGCTGCAAGCCGCCCTCGACGGCAAGGCCTCGACATCGACCGTCTGGACGCTGGAGCAGATCCAGGACGCCATCGCCGCCATGTTCCAGGGCGGCACGCACACCAACGCCAGCGTTTCCTATGACGACGCGGCCGGCACGCTGAGCCTGACCGCATCGGGCGGCGGCGGGGGCGGCTCCCTGACCCAGGAACAGGTTGAGGACATGGTCGGCAACCTGGTCGTGCAGGGCACCGGCATTTCGGTGGTCTACGACGATCCGGGCAACGTGCTGACCATCGCGCTCACGGGCGAGAGCTACACCACGGCCGAGAAAAGCAAGCTCGCCGGCATCGCCGCCGGTGCGACCGCGAACGCCGCCGACGCCGATCTGCGCGACCGCACCAGCCACACCGGAACGCAGGCGATTTCGACCGTCTCGGGATTGCAGACCGCGCTGGATGCGAAGCTGGAAACCTCGGCGGTCTCCGCCTTCGCCCTGACCCTGCTGGACGACACCACCCAGGCGACCATGCGGACGACGCTGGGCCTCGGCACGCTGGCCACGCTGTCCTCGGTCGCCACGTCGAACCTCGCCAATGGCGGGGTGACGAACCAGAAAATGGCGAACATGGCGGCGGCGACGCTCAAGGGCAACGCGGGTGGATCGGCTGCCGCGCCCTCCGATCTGACGGCGGCGCAGGTCAAGACGATGCTGGCCTATGCGGTGGGGGACGTGTCGGGTCTCAGCGCCGCGCTGGCGGGCAAGTCGGACACCGGCCACGGCCACGCCATCGGCGACACGACCGGCTTGCAGTCGGCGCTGGATGGCAAGGTCAACGGCTCTGTCACGATCTGGACCGGCACGCAGTCGGCCTATGACGCGATTGGGACCAAGTCCTCGACCACGCTCTATTTCATCACGGGCTGACCCCATGCCGATCATGCTAGGAACTGCCCCGCTGACGCCGGCCGTCGGCGGGGATGCGGTCGCGCGCGCCTATCTCGGCGCGACGCTGATCTACGAGGCGGTTGCCGCGGGCCGCGCGCCCATTCCCGACACCGCCACCATCCTGTTCGCCGGGCACAGCTTCGCGCAGACCGCCTATGGCTGGCCGACTGGCGAGGATACCACGTTCGGCGGCGTCCTTCAGACCGACTGGCCCGGCACCGCGCTCAGCGACTTTGCGCCGTATGCTTCCATGGCCACGATCCGGGCGCTCGATGGACACCTGCTGAACGACAGCTACGACGCGGCCATCATCTCGGAGTTCACCAACCCCGCCGGCCCGGGCTTCCCCAACTTCGACACCGATCAGGGCCGCGAGACCCTGCAGAACGCCTATTGGGATGCGATGGACGCGCAACGGGCCGGCGGCGAACTGATCGTCCAGGACATCTGGCCGCCGCTTGGGCGCACCGACCTCTACGCCAACGCGACAGGGTTCAGCCAGGGCGTGCGCGAGTGGCTGGAGGCGCACACCGGCCGCCCGGTCTGGATCATCCCGGCCTTTCCCTTTGTCGAGGCGATGCGGGCAGCCTATGGCGACGCGATCTATAGCGACGGGCTGCACCTGGCCCGGGGCGACAGCCCGTATCCGCGCGGCATGTCCTATCTGGTCTATAGCTTCCTGACCCAGCAGCGCTGCCCGTTCGTCCGCGCCGGCGATGAGGCCATCGACCAGCTGGCCTGGGACACCCTGCTGGCCTACGAATGCGCGGGCATGGGCGGCACGATCCGCTACACCTCGACGCTGCCGGCAACCGACCCGGTGCCAGACCCGGCGCCGCTGCCGGGTGAGACGGGGCCGACGCTCAAGCCGGGCACGCTGACCAATCCGCCCTTCGCCATGACTCCAAGCTGGCCTGCCCCATGGGGCGCGAACCACTGCCCGTTTACCAACTGGCTTAAAGTCGCGCGGCAATATCAAACCTTCGGTTCCGTCTATATGGAATGGGGCGATCTGCTGGCAAACGGGCATATCGACAGGAACGGAGTCATCCAGTCCATTCCGGCGGGCGCCGATAATATCACCATGTTCACGCTGGAAAACCTGCCGCTCGAAACGGGGGCTTCTGGCCGTTTCCGCCTATTCATTGAGGGCACCGGCACGGTGGGCGTCGGTGGGGCTGCGAGGAACGTCGATACCAGCGTTCCAGGTCAGATCGACTTTGACTACGAGGCGGATGGATCAAGCCTTGTGCCCATTTCGGTGGGCAGCGTTACCTCGCCCATCACGCTGGTCGCGCTCGTGCATCACGATGATCTGGCGGATTATGCCAACGCGAACCTGAAAGGATTCCGGCCCGGCTGGCTCAACATCGTTCGGAACGCCAGAGTTCTGCGTTTCAAAGAATGGTCGGCGGTTGACAATGAATGGGGCACGAGCCTTTGGGCGGATCGCTACCTGCCCGAGCGCGTGACCTATCAAGGCGAAGAAGGTCTGCCGGTCGAAGTTATGTGCGACCTGTGCGACCTGATCGGTGCTGACCCGTGGTTTATGCTCAAGTCCCCCGTCAGTAACGAGTATGTCGAATCCTGCGCTGCTCTTGTTCGGTCTCGGATTGGCGCAAATCGTCAGGTCGGCGTCGAGTGGTCGGACAAATGGTGGGACGGCAATAACCAAGGCACGTTCCCGTATATTCGGAACCTGGCAGACCAGTGGTTCGGCGACACGTCTCTTGAGGCCATGGCTCAGGCTTATGCCGGCCGGGCCTCAGAAGTCTTTTCGGCATGGCGCAGCCAGTGGACCGGGGATGACGCAGGCCGCGTTCAAACCATCCTGCAATCCTGGACCGGGGGCGTTTACTTCAACCCGTTCCTATTTGAGGCCCCACGTTACATCGACATGCGAGGCTCTGGAACTCCGACTCCCTATAGCCTGACAACCCACTTCGTTCTGGACTCCAAGATTGACGGCGGGTTGTCGTTCCCTGAAGCCGATCAGCTTGCCACGATAGAAGGCTGGGTCAATACGCTGTCCGTCGAACAGGTCTGGGACAACATGGCTTCGGCCTGTCAGGCGCCGTTCCAAGGTCTGGATGGCTATACGTTGGCCGGAAACAGCGCCTTCTGGGAAGATCACAAGACATCGCTGGCCGCGAATTATCCGAACGTGACGGTGATTTGCGGCGAGGGCGGGTGGCACCTCTCCGTTCCTTATGCCCATCAGGGCGATGCCGAATGGGTGTCGATTTATACCGGCTTTGTCCGCTCACCGCAGGGTGCGGCCATCTTCAACGGCACGATGTCGAATTGGCATACGGCATTCCCCGACCCGAAGAATGTCTATAACCGATACTCCGATGTCAGCCGCCCGGATGCCAACCAGTCACAAGGCATCCAGCGTTTCGTCGGCGACCATGGGTCGGACAACCTGCAATGGGCCGCCTGGCTAACGCAGCAGGCGGCGCGGCAGGGCGAAGCCGGGCGCGGGGCGACCGACTTCGTCGGCCTCTATGGCTACGCGGCGGGCGGCTGAACGAAAGCGGGCGAGCGCCACCACGCGCCCGCCCTCACCACCTCGCCAGCCTACCGGCGAGCATTGGCCCGCTCTGTCGCAAAGGCGACACTGCGGGCTTTTTCATGACCAATCGGAGGGATAATGGGCACCCCACCTGAACCGGGCCTGATCGACGCCCTGCATAAATTCCTTGGCGGGGCTGGAACGGCGCTGGTCTCGGCCGCGGTGGGTCGGCTGATGTGGCATGCCGGTGAAGCGAGGGCCGGCCGGCGCCCAGCGTTCGGCCTTTTCCTCGTCTGGGAGGTGCCCATGGCTATCGGCATGGCCCTGATTGGTGACGGGGCGGGAGAATATCTCGACTTGACCGATTCGCAGACCGTCGCCCTGATCGCGGTGCTGTCCTACCTCGGGCCGCGCGGGATCTGCGCGGGCGTAGAGAGGTGGTGGGTCAATCGGAAGGCGCCGTGATCCGCAGCTCCTTCGCCAGCGCCTCCAGCGAGGCGACGGTTTCGTCATAGCTGTTCCCGGCCTTCGGGAAGCGCTCTTTCTGCCGGCGGTAGAACGCCAGCCATTTCGGCAACTCTTCGAGAGGATAGGTTGCCGACCAGTATGTCCCGGTCAACGTGAACGTCGTTTCGTCATGCGTCGCTTTCATGGCGGCGTTTTGCGACTGCCCGCGGCTGGCTTCAACCCCATCTGACCGCCCCGCCGTCGCGCGGGGCTTTTTCATGTGAGGACACCATGAAAACCAACGACGCCGCTTTGGCGCTGATTTGCGAGTTCGAGGGGTTTGAGCCGCGCTGGTATCCAGATCCAGCACACGGCTGGAAGGTGCCGACCATCGGTTTCGGCCACACCGATTCCGCCGGGCACCCGCGCTATGCCGACGATAAGGGCCTGATGCTGACCAAGGCAGACGCCAAGATCATCCTCGCCCGCGACTTGGCGCAGTATGAGAAGGCGGTGATGGATGCGGTCAAGGTGCCGCTGACCGAGAACCAGTTCGGCGCGCTGGTCAGCTTCACCTATAACCTCGGCGCCGGAAACCTGCGGTCCTCGACGCTGCTGCGCAAACTGAACGCAGGCGACTATGCCGGCGCGGCGGCGGAGTTCGCGCGCTGGAATAAGGCGGGCGGTAAGGTGCTGGCGGGCCTGACGCGCCGCCGTGCAGCCGAGCGAGCACTGTTCGAGAAGCCAGCCGCCCGCATCCCCGTCGCCGACGCCGCCACCGCGCCGGGTGGGGGCTTCATCACCGCGCTGATCGCGCTGCTGCAATCCATCTTCAACGTCAACGGAAGGAAATGACCATGCAAACCAAAGGCGAATATCGTGTCGGGATCAATTTCAACCCGAGCCAAGAGGACGCGGTGGGCCGCATCAAGCGCGCCGCCGCCGACCTGATCGACATGATCGAGGACATTGCGGTGCCCCCGGCCAGCAATGACTGCGAACAGCAGCGCAGCGCCGAAATCTGCCGGCTCAAGGCCCTGGCGCAGACCGCTATCGAGGACGGCGCAATGTGGGCCGTCAAGGCTGCGACCAAGCCGGAAAGGTCCTGACCATGAACTGGAACATCACGCGCCTGCTGATCTACGCGGCCAGCTTTGCGGCCTCGGGGCTGGCGCTGGCCGGCATGGC